TTAACAAGTAAATATTCACCACTATTTGAAAGTGATTCACGATACTATGTTATTACAGGTGGTCGTGGTTCGGGTAAGTCTTTTGGAGTTACCCTTTTTTTGTTATTGCTAACTTATGAGAGTGAACACGTTATTCTATTTACACGTTATACATTAACATCGGCTCATATATCAATTATTCCTGAGTTTATTGAAAAGATTGAGATAGCTAATTTAGAAAGTGATTTTTATATTACTAAAGATGAAATAATAAATAAACGTACAGGAAGTAAAATACTATTTAGAGGTATTAAAACAAGTTCAGGAACTCAAACAGCTAACTTAAAATCATTATCAGGAGTTACAACTTGGGTGTTAGATGAAGCAGAGGAGTTGACGGATGAAGATATATTTGATAAGATTGATTTATCAATAAGACATAAGACTAAACAAAATAGAGTTATGTTAGTTTTAAATCCAGCTACTAAAGAACATTTTATTTATCAAAAGTTTTTTGAAAGCAAAGGAGTTGAAGCAGGAAGTAATATAAATAAATTAGATACTACCTTTATTCATACTACGTACTTAGATAACAAGGAAAATTTATCAGAATCATTTTTACAACAAATAGAAGATACTAAAATAAGACGACCTGAGAAATATAAACATACTATTTTGGGTGGGTGGTTAGATAAAGCTGAGGGTGTAATATTTACTAATTGGAAAGTAGGACAATTTAAACAAATAGGATCTTCTGTATTTGGTCAGGATTATGGATTTAATACAGACCCGACAACATTAGTTGAAACTTCAATAGATAAGCAAAACAAAATAATTTACTGTAAACTTCACGTTTATAAAACGGGATTAATTACTTCACAAATAGCAGAATTAAATAAAACTATTTGCAATAATAATTTAATTGTAGGTGATAATGCAGAGCCACGTTTAATAAGTGAGTTAAAAGCAAAAGGATTAAACATAGTACCAACTATTAAGGGTGCTGATTCAGTTAAATACGGAATATCTTTAATACAAGACTATGATTTAATTGTTGACGAAGAATCTATTGATTTAATTAAAGAGTTGAATAACTATTGCTGGTTAGAAAAGAAAAGTGAAACTCCAATAGATAAATATAATCATGCTATTGATGCTTTACGCTATGCAGTATCTTATCAATTAGCTTATCCAAACAAAGGAAAATACATTGTTTATTAAATAAAGTTATTTATATATGAAATTAGATTTAATAATACCAACAAATTTGAATGAGATACCTTTAAAATCGTATCAGAAATTTATTGAGGTATGTAATAATTCAACAGATGAAGAATTTATCTCACATAAAATGGTTGAGTTATTTTGTGGTATTGAACTAAAAGAAGTTATTAAGATTAAACAAAACGACTTAAATAGATTAGTTAATCACTTTACGGAACTATTTAAACAAAAGCCAATATTTGAACCACGATTTAAAATTAACGATAAAGAGTTTGGATTCATTCCTAATTTAGAAAAAATAACTACAGGAGAGTATATAGACCTAGATAAGTATATAACCGATTTAAGCACTTTAAACAATGCTCTAGCAGTTATGTATAGACCAATAACAAAACAAGTATTTAAAACTTACGAAATAGAAGAATATCAAGGCTCAGCAACTTATTCAGAAGTAATGGAGTTTTGTCCTTTAGGAATAGCATTAGCTTCGCAGGTTTTTTTTTACAATTTAGGGAACGAGTTATTAAAAGCTATCCCACATTATTTGAGCAAGGAGATAATGAAAATGAATACTCACTCGAAGCACAATTTGGAAAAAGATGGGGATGGTATAATTCAATCTATCAACTCGCTAAGGGAGATGTTACAAAATTTGATGAATGTACAAAGTTGGGATTATATCAATCACTTACCTACCTTACTTACGAAAAGCAAAAAACAGAAATAGAAATTAAACGATTAAAAAATGAAAAGCTACTATAACATATTAGACAAACTTAGAAACCACTTTGAAAGTGATGAATTAGTAAACGCAATTACTACTGGTGATATATTCCAAGTTGATATTGATAAACAAACTATTTTTCCATACGTTCATATAATGGTTAATAATGCTCAATTCATTGATTCAACAGTTGTATTTAATGTTTCTTTGATTTGTATGGATATAGTAGATAAATCTAAAAAAGAAATTACTGATAAGTTTATTACAAATGATAATGAACAAGATGTATTGAATACTACTTTGGCTATCTTAAATCGAGTTTATGAGGTAATGAGGAGAGGTAGTTTATTCGATAATTTAATTCAAGTGCAAGGTACTCCTAATTGCGAACCATTTACCGAAAGATTTGAAAATAATTTAGCTGGATGGACTATGTCTTTTGATTTAGTTACTAATACTAACATGACTATTTGCTAATGAAACAAAGCGAAGTTCAAAAGAAGTTAGACGAATTTAGAAAGTATGTAATTAGTCAAGCTAAAAGAAATCTAACAACTCCAGTTAATCATAACATGAGTAAAAACCTTTATAATTCAATTAAAGGAACTACTAAAGCTATGCCTAATTCAATTTTTATAGAGTTCGAGATGTTACCTTACGGATTAGTTCAGGATAAAGGTATTAGAGGGAAAAACTCAAGTGCCAAAGCACCTAACTCACCTTATAAATTTGGAATAGGTAAAGGCCCAAAAGGTGGATTAACTAATGCTATTAATCAATGGGTTAAACAGCGTAGGATTCAGTTTAAAAATAAGCAAGGTAAATTTATGAGTTATGATAGCACAGCATTGTTAATAACACGTTCAATTTATTCTAAAGGTATAAAACCAAGTCTATTTTTTACTAAACCATTTGAAGCAGCATTTAAAAAGCTTCCAAAAGAATTAGTGATTAAATACGGATTAGATATTAAAGAGTTATTTATACAAGAATTGAAACAAAAATGAGTAATATTTTTTCACGTAGTCCATACATTATCACAATAGATGAAGCAGGACAAGTTCAAACTACTTTAAAACTATATTTGTGGAGGGGTTATGGTACAGCACCAACAGAACCACAATATACATTTACTAAAGTAATTCCAAGTTCTAATAAACCAGCAACATATTACGATATAAGTCCATATATAAATGAATACTTTGATTTATTATTAACTGAAGATATTACTTCACCTAGTTTATCAGATGTTACAATGTGGTTAAATGTAAAAGTAGAACGTATTGCAGATACAGTAAACTTAGGAAGCACAACTTATAAAGCATTTTATGGATATACTGAATTTACAAATGGTTATAACTATGATAACGGAAGTTTATTAATAGACCAAAGCACTTTTTATTTTTATTCTGATGCTACTAACAAAGGATGCTTTTATTATTTAACACCTACAATTGGAGTTGAGGGTACATTAATTGTAGTTTATACAGATTTAGTTACAGGAAGCCAATATACCTATGAATTAACTGATAGCAATAAACTTTATATGATTCCATCAGTACATTATTCTAATGGCAATAAAATAGAAATTATACATATAGTAGGAGAAACATCAACAACATTAAAAACATTATATTTTAAACCTAAAGACGAATGTAAGTATACACCAGTTAAATGTGATTTTATAAATAAATATGGGGGATGGCAAAGAATATGGTTTTATAAAGCATCAAATGAAACTTTTAACGTAGAATCTAACGAATATAATTTATTGCCTTTCTACTATCCTAACTATTCTACTTCAATGGCTCAAAGACAAAGTTTTAATAGTAACGCAAAAGAAACTATTAAAGTAAATACAGACTGGGTAGATGAGGATTATAAAGAAGTTATTAAACAACTTATGCTAAGCGAAAAAATACGTATTGATGATAAACCTGCTATTATTAAAACAAAGTCGTTAGAATTGTTTAAAAGCATAAATACTAAGATGATTAACTATCAATTAGAATTTGATATAGCTACTAATTACATAAACAATGTATTCTAATGAAAAGGAAAGTACAAATATATATTGAGAGCGTACAAGGTTCTGAAAATTATGTAGAATTAGAATTATTTGAAGATGAAAAAATTGAAATTAATCTTAGTGTTCAAAATGTACAGGATATATCAAAAGTATTTACTGATTTCTCACAAAGTTTTAATGTACCAGCATCAATCCACAATAACAACATTTTTCAGCATTTTTACGAAAATTCTATAGATAGTTCAGAGATAGATGGAGTTACTACTACGATAAACGTAAATGTAAGAAGAAATGCTTTTATAGAAGTAGGATTAACACCTTTTAGAACAGGTCGTATTGAATTAGAAAGAGCCTTAGTTAAGAATGGTAAAGTTGATAGCTATCAAATAACTTTTTATGGTGATTTAGTTTCATTAAAAGATAAGTTAGCTAATTATAAATTAAGTGATTTAGATTTAAGTTCATTAGATTTCACTTACTCAGGTACAGAAGTTAAAAATAGAATAACTAATGATTCAACGGATTATGATATTAGATTTCCTTTAATATCAAGTGAAAAGTTTTGGAGTTATGGTGATAGTTCATCTACTGATATTTCAAATAGTAGTCATCCTATAAATCACAAAGAGTTATTTCCAGCTATTAGAGTAAAAAAAATATTTGAAGCTATTGAAACAAAACTAGGTATTACATTTAATTCATTATTTTTTTCAGATAATAGATTTCACAAATTATTCCTATGGTGCAAAAATAAATTAACAAATACAACAACAACAGACTCACAAAGTATACATACAAGTCAAACTACTTCTTTAATGGATGGTTTTTTAAATGGTACTTTTACAAATTATGATTATGGTAGAATATATTTAGCAAATCAAATTCCAATAGGTTCAAATGCTCCTTTTGGTGCAAGGGTAGAATATGAGCCAAAAAAAAATGAATTATATATTAAAATAAATAGTTTAAGCGATATAACTATTAAATACTATATTGATGTTTATTATAAAGACACAAATTATACAACAGCAGTACCAACTGAATTATTACAAACTTATGAACAAGTAGGTTATCCAACTAATGGAATAATATTATTAGATTCAATAGTACCTGATATTAGTAAATTGTGGGTTAATCCAAATAGACAATATGAAGTTAGTTTAAGAGCAGATAATAACATTGTAATAAACTTCACAATTTATGGTTTATATACAAGAAAGGAAACTCATATTAACTCTTTTGGAATAGTAACGAAAAAAGAAATTAAA